CAACAAATACCAACAGAGCAGCAATAGACCACGAAGTTATTGGAGCAGATTCGGTAGGTGATTCTTATAAGAAAGTTCAAACTGCAGATTTCATTATGTCGGTTAGTAGAAAAACAAAGGATAAGTTATCAAACACAGGTCGTATTCATATTGTCAAAAATAGATTTGGTCCTGATGGTTTAACATTTCCTGCAAAAATTGACACCTTTACAGGTACAATGGATGTGTTTGCAGCAACATCGGTGGATGGCATGGCATCAACTAGAGATAGTAAAAGTGGTGAAGGATTAGAGAAAAAACTACTACATAAAAAGTATGTGGAGAATATGGGTTAATTATGAGTGAAGTAAAGTCTTATATAGTTCAAGAAACAACTTTTAATCATACGGTTAGAAAGTTTCTTAAAAAATGGCATTACTCCGATTATGTGAATATACAAGCAAAACATACTTTTTGTTTATTCAAAAATGGTAAGTTTGATATTCCAGAAATGATTGGAGTTTGCATCTATACAAGACCTGCAGGCCCATCCGCCGGACAAACATACTATCCAGAAGCACCCGATAGAGTGTTAGAGTTAAGGAGATTATGTTTAATTGATGAGACACCCAAAAACGCAGAGTCTTTCTTTGTTGGAAGAACTTTGAGATGGTTGAGACAAAACACAGCTTGGGAATTTGTTATATCTTATGCAGATGAGGAACAAGGACATAAAGGAGTTATATATAAAGCATCTAATTTTAAATCTTTGGGTAAAACAAGTCCAGGTAAAAAATTAGAAGTGGATGGTAAATCATTTCATATTAGAACTTTATCTATGTTGGATAGACCTTATGGTGTTGAGATAAATAGACGATACAAAGCAAAGGATGAAGGAGTTAAGGTCATAGAAACATTACCTAAAAATATATACACTTATTCATTAAAGAAAAATTGAGATAAGTATTAAAAAATTAAAAAAAATGTGAATAAATATTTTTGAAAAAAACCTAAAATTAACTAAAGAAAATGAGGTATAACTGTACTACAGTCCATATATATCTTTACATTTCCTACTTTTTAGGATAAAAAATACTATTTACAAAAACAAAAATTTACAAACAAAATGGACATTTCAAACAAAATCCTTTCAGAAATTACGGTTTATATGAAGTACGCAAAGTACAGACCTGAATTACAAAGGAGAGAAACGTGGGAGGAATTGGTTACAAGAAATATGGAAATGCATATTAAAAAGTATCCACAATTAGAACAAGAGATTAGAGATAACTACAAATTCGTATATGATAAGAAGTGTTTACCATCTATGCGTTCAATGCAGTTCGCAGGTAAACCAATTGAAATAAGTCCAAATAGAATTTACAATTGTGCATTCGCACCGATTGATGATTGGAGAGTATTCTCTGAAATTATGTTCTTACTTTTAGGTGGAACAGGAGTAGGTTATTCAGTTCAAAAACATCATGTAGATGCATTACCTGAAATTAGAAAACCAAATGCAGACAAAACTCGTAGATTCCTTATTGGAGATTCTATTGAAGGATGGGCAGATTCAATTTCGGTATTAGTTAAAGCATATTTCTTTGGTGGAAGTAAACCTCAATTTGACTTTAGAGATATTAGAGCAAAGGGAGCAAGATTGATTACATCAGGTGGCAAAGCACCAGGACCACAACCCCTAAAAGAGTGTCTTATTAAATTAGAAGGTATATTAGATGCAAAAAAAGATGGTGATAAATTGTCTCCATTAGAAGTACATGATATGGTTTGTCATATTGCAGACGCAGTATTGGCAGGTGGTATCCGTAGAGCAGCATTGATTTCTTTGTTCTCTGCAAATGACGAACAAATGATTAGTTGTAAGAGTGGTGCTTGGTGGGAAACAAATCCACAAAGAGGTCGTTCAAACAATTCAGCAGTTTTAATGAGACATAAGATTACAAAAGAATATTTTTTAGAACTTTGGAAAAGAATTGAAGCAAGTGGAGCAGGTGAGCCTGGTATTTACTTATCAAACGACAAAGATTGGGGAACTAATCCATGTTGTGAGATTGCATTAAGACCTTTCCAATTCTGTAATTTATGTGAAGTTAATGTAAGTGATGTAGTAGACCAAGACGATTTGAATACAAGAGTTAAAGCAGCATCATTCATTGGAACATTGCAAGCAGGTTATACTGATTTTCATTACTTAAGACCAATTTGGCAAAGAACAACTGAAAAGGACGCACTTATTGGTGTATCTATGACAGGTATCGGAAGTGGTGCAGTTTTGAAAATGGATATGAAAGAAGCGGCAAAAGTTGTAAAAGTAGAAAACAAAAGATTGGCAGAAGTAATGGGTATCAATCCATCTGCAAGAACTACAACAGTTAAACCTGCAGGAACAACATCATTAACATTAGGAACATCATCAGGTATTCACGCTTGGCATAATGACTACTATATTCGTAGAGTAAGAGTAGGTAAGAACGAAGCAATTTATTCTCACTTATTGTTAAACCATCCTGAATTAGTAGAGGATGAATATTTTAGACCACACGATACTGCAGTTATTGGTATTCCACAAAAAGCACCTGAAACTGCAATCTTTAGAACCGAATCTCCAATTCAATTATTAGAGAGAGTTAAGAAAGTTCATAGTGAATGGATTAAACCAGGACATAGAACAGGAAATAATTCACACAATGTATCTGCAACTGTTTCAATTAGAGAGCATGAGTGGAAAGCAGTTGGTGAATGGATGTGGGATAATAAAGAATATTACAACGGACTTTCAGTATTACCGTATGACGGTGGCAGTTACATACAAGCTCCTTTCGAGGATTGTACGAAAGAAAGATATGAAGAATTAATGAAAACACTTACGGAAGTAGACTTAAGCAAAGTTATTGAAATTGAAGATAATACGGATTTATCGGGTGAAGTAGCCTGTTCTGGAAACGCATGTGAAGTAAAGTAAGTGTGAAATTGTATAAAAACTTCACAATCTTATATTTATATATGAATAATATAAACTAAGATGGAGTATATATACAAAATAACAAACTTAAAAAATGGAAAGTTTTATATAGGTAAAACATCCGATATAGAAAGAAGGTGGAAAGAACACTTATCTTTGGCTGGTAAAAAAAGACATCCGTTTTATGATGCAATTGCACATTACGGAGCCGAAAACTTTATAATAGAAGTTGTTGATAAAACGGATGTCTCTTTAATAAATGATTTAGAAAAAAAGTGGATATTAGAAACCAATGCAATCAAATTGGGATACAACATCACAGAAGGAGGCACGGGTGGGGATACTTTTTCAAATAAATCAGATAAATTAAAGAAAATTACGAGAGAAAAGTTAAGAAATCATATATTGGAAAACAATCCTATGTCAAACGAAATGATTAAAGAAAAACATAATATATTAGTTAATGCCAATGAATATAAACAAAATATGTCAAATATTGTAAAATCACGTAATAGTGAATACAAAAAAAGACTTAGTGATGGTATAAAATTGGCATTACAATCTCCAGAATTAAGAAAGAAATGGAGTGAGTGTAAAACTGGAAATCAAAATGGTAGAGCTTTGGGGTGTGTAATTATAACAGATTTGAACGGAAATCAAACCAAATATGAAACTGCAAAAGAAGCTGCTAAAAATTTGGTAATCACTGCACATTTGATAAGAGAACATTGTAGAAACAATACTACTTTCAAACGTGGATTATATAAGGGATGGAAATTTGAATTTGAAAATGAAGTTAAATAACGATGATACAGAATTATATTATTTGGAAAACGGTAAGGTTGTGTTTACACCTGAGTACCATTTACAGCGAGGCAATTGCTGCGGTAATAAGTGTAGGCACTGCCCTTATTTTCCAAAACATATAGAAGGAAATACAAATATAAAACAAAAAGAAAATGGTAACAGTTAAAAAATTCTCAGCAGTATGGTGCGGCCCTTGTAGAGCTCTAACCCCAGTAATGAACGAAATCAAAGGTAATTATTCAAATGTAAAGTTTGAAGAATATGATATTGATGAATATAGTGATATAACCGAAGAATATGGAGTTCGTTC